AACAATACCTTTAGCGTCCAAAAGTCTTTCGATTATTAACTGCTTTACCGAATTAGATAATATACTATTTTCAGCGGTTTTTATAGAGATGAAAACTTTGCCGTATGCTGGCGGTTCATTTTCATCACCACCCCATGCTTTAATACTGTTAAAATTAGGAAATTCCTTTTGTATTGCTGACGCATAATCTTTGGCTGTTACTAATCTGTTTTGCGATTGATAAATCTTAGGCGAAAAATACTTAATAGATTCCACACTTTCAATATCGGAACCTGTTGCTGCATTATCTAATGTAGTTATAGTAAAAGTATTATAGCCTATATCTTCTGTCAGCGTAAAAATATTAGCACCATTCGAGTCTGAACCAAAAGATGTTGCATATCGTATCTCCACTATATTAGGCGCTGATACTGAGGCACCTAAAACACCATCGCCAAATGTTATACTATACTTTAAATTATCAGTTTCATTTATGAAATAGACATTTGATGTAGAATTAACATTCATTAAATCCGATGCTTTTGTAAATATGGAACCGACTGTATCAGAATTATTTTCAAAAACTTTAACTGATATGGTTTCAGTGTCTACATCGGAATTAGGTAAAATTATATCATTTACTGAATTAAATGTATGATTAAATAGTTTTCCTTGTTTTATAAATATATTTTCCGATTCATACCTATTAGTTCCAGGTATATTTGATAGTATAAAAGAATCAGTTGTGAAATAAGGATAAGCAATACCGTTAAATTCTGTCTTTAATTTGGTATATTTTGGTAGTACTATGCTTTGTGGGCTTGTTGTATCAGTTACCGAGATTTTTATTCTTGCTATGGACCCTCTCTTTGATGTGGGTAAATAGCCTAATTTTTTTGCATGATTGACCACAGAATTTCTAAGTTGTGATGTTTCTAAAAACATTTCACTCGAAAGCATATTCACATAAAATTGCTGATAGTATGTATTATAAGATAATAGGTCTAATAGTATAGACATATTAGATCCTTCGAAGTCAAAGCCATCGAATTCTGTTTTAGTTTCTAAAAACGTAATTAGATTCTGTTTTATTTCTTCTAAAGAAATTCCTGAGATTGAATTATTTGCCATTAGGTAATTTGTTTAAGTAATACTTCTACAGTTATATCATTAAAATTATTTATAAGGGAAAAGGTAACAGATACCTTATAGCCCAATTCGCTTGATAATTCACGTATCTTTATTTCGTTTATAATAATTCTCGGCTCGTATTTTAACAGAACTTGCTGCACTTCTGCTATTATTACCTTTTCTGCCATCATACCGGACTGTGTAAATAGAGCATTATAAATCCCCGAACCTAGTTCAGGTCTAAATGCTCTATCAAAAAACCTAGTTCTTAGTAGGTTTGATACCGATTTTTTAACGGCATTTTCATTTTTAATTATAGCTAAATCCTTAGTTACAGGATGAGGCCTAAAATTAAAATCTAAATCTCTGTATTGTGTAATATTCATACAAGTATTTATAAAGGTGCATATACGGACCAAGGTACCGGAGTAGGTACTGGTGGTGTACCTGGAACTAATCCAGTATAAGTTCCAGTTATTGCAAGACAATGATTATGTAGGATTGATGCCATAGTATTAGGAAAAAATGGAAAATCTGGATATGGTGGTATTCCTTCTTCTACATCAACTACACCAATCAAACCCACAAGCGGTGCTACAACTATATTACTTATACCAGATACTGTTGGGGCGTGAGGCAATAAAAAGCCAGCAGAAACAACAGATGCCCAATAAGCATTAAAAGAATCAGTTAATAAACCTTCGAACTCCGAGTTTGATTTATTACCCGTAAACGCTGAAGTTAATCCTGCTATTAGCCCACCTAAATTTCCAGTTATAATGGGATTCAGTAAAGGATCGCCGCCGCCAACTATACATTCATGGTATTTACTTCCTATTGTACCAGCAACATCAGCAGGTCCTGTGAAAGAATAATTCCGTGCTTTTTCTAAATACGCTTCGACCATAATACCGAAGCTTGGAACCACTGGATTTGGTAAATAACTAATCATTGAGTACTTACTATTTCAGATAATAATTGGGATAATTGTTGCTTTATAGGTACTGTTGATGTACTTACTGGAATTATAGGAGGTCCGCTAGGTCCTACGGGTGTTGGGTGTATATGTGAATCTATATAAGTCAATAAAGAATCTAAAAATACAACTAATTTATCGCCCATTACTACAGGTTCTTCACTCGTATGTGTACCAACGCCAGTCTCCGAAACACTCGTGGCTCCTAAATGAACTTTTCCTGCTAATGTAATTTCAGGTGCAGCTAATCCAAAGTTACCAGAAATATATTCGGTTTTATTACCACCTATTTTCGTAGAACTATTTGTGTCAAATATAACTAAATAATCATCATTATATTGCTCATTAGTTTTTCCTGTAGTCAATAAATTCTGTGATCCCTGGATATAAGAAAAATTATTACCATATACAACAGTTCTTTTATCTTTTATTGTAATATCTGTTTTATCATTTACTGTTTTAGATATTAATGAACCATCGGGATGAATTTCTTTAAATGTACCTGAGCGGTGAAATTCGTGTATTCTTTCAGCATCTGGAGTATCATCTACTTCTAAAACATGGCCCGACTCATATTCCCTAACATGATTATAAGGATATTTAGAATTATAAGGAGTTTCTATTTCATTCCATGCTGTTCCTATAGCTCCAACTTCTGCTGCTGCTGTTGGAATTTCTAGTGCTATGGTGTTTTTTTTGTGTTCGACTATAGTTTCTTCAATTTTTTCATTTCTAGCCAATCTAGATATTTCGGATTCTCCTACATATTTCGGGTACCTTGCAGGCCTTTCTTCGCTGAATGTACTTCCAGTACCGTCTTCGTTTATGGTTCTCGAAGATATTTCTTTTGGTCTATCATCTATACTTTTTCCATCATCGGAAAATCCCGTATCAGATGAAGGTTTTTCGGTATGATTCCCTAAAGTTTTTCCTAAAATTACGGGATATTGTAAATCTTCGTCTTCGAAATAACCGACAACCCAAGTACCTTCATATAGAGGAAAAACCTGGTTACCGTGATATAAAACAGTAGCCCATACTAAATCTTCGGTTGGTATATCTTGCTTATCTGGGGAATGTACACCAAAAAAACGAACTTTAATTCTACCTAATAACTCCGGATCATTTCGGTCCTCTACTACGCCATGAAAAAAAATATTGTTATACGGTCTCATTTGAATCCTTTACTAGTCTTAGATATGTGTGAAATGTTAATGGAGTTATTTCGTGTTTTACTGCAGCAATTAAATACTTTCCTGTGAGGTATTTGTCCACTGAATACTCATCTGAACCCATTTCTACATTTGTTGCTTGTCGATTATAGTAAATAGTTTCACCGACTTTATAATGTAAATACCCGATAGTTTTTACCGTAACTATATGAGATTCAAGAATACTTTGGACCATTTGTCTCTTATCGGCCCAAGATTGCTTGTTATCTTTTTGGCCCATTGTGGTTATTGTATATTTAGATAAAGGAGAAGTCAACGATTCCGCCCAAGAATCTGTATATGTATTATGGTTATTTAGTCTAGAAAAATTATCTCTTTTTTCTTTCATGTCAAATAAAGACACCACAGATTTTTTAGATTTACTTTCGATATAATGTTCTACTTGCCCGTAAGTACCGGAAACATAGTTTGAGGTATTATCTCTAATATCGCTATTTATTTCTTCTAAAACAGTATAATAAGACCAGTTTTCTTCTGTAGGCTTACTGTCTTCTCTAGGTATATAGAGCAGTGTTTTGTTTTCTGTATTTTCTTTGAGGGCTGAAATGGATTTAAAGTTAAACTTATTGTCCATGATTGACTGATAAAAAACAAAATCGGGTATTGAAGAAGAATTTAAAGATCTTTTCAATATAAAAGTAATTGCTTTATTTACGGTAATGTTAGGTATAATTAAGTTCATTACCTCACTATCCTGTTGAAAATCTTTTTTATCAATTATATCTGCTGTAATAGATTCAAGAATAGCCTTTCCTGATTTATTTACGAATGATTTAGATACTCTATTTGTTATACCAGAAAAATATTCAAAACTTATAAAGTTTATTATATACGAGTCAACATTCCGAGCCTCTTTCTGGCGATTTGTTATTGATGAAATAAAGTAAACTCGCTCATGTATTTCTTCGAAACCTTCTTGTCGAAAAGTTATTCTAACAAATTCTTCGCCCATTATAGGTAATGATGAAATTAGACCAACTGTTTCTGCTATTATAATACCACCAGTAACAAAATAAGAGTAAATATCTTCATTTAGGATTAATCCAAGATACCAAGGAGATACATCAATTTTCTTTTTGCCATCAAATGATTCTATTACTAATTTAAGTATTTGCAGTTTATTTTCTTGTATTGAGGTATCAGACATTATTTCTTATTAAGTTGAGTTCATAATCTAATTGAGGTATATAAGAATCCTCAATTAATTTAATAGATCTTTTTCTATCGTTTTCTTTTACTTCGTATTCGTAGCCAGTTATTAATTTTCTGAGACCTGGTGCTAATCTAAAATATTCCTTTTCATCTATAATATCGCCATCGAGGTCTTCATAGTGATCTACGAATGAATTAGCAGCAGAAAAAGAGCCATACTTAGAATTAATTTTTTCCTCTAACTGTATGTTAGATAAAGGCCACTGGGTATAAATATCGTATATTTTATTTATA